CCGTAGAGGACCTGCAGGCCCGCTGGCGCCCCCTGTCTGACCAGGAGCGTCGGCGGGCCGAGGTCCTGATCGGCGACGTCACGGACCTGATCATGGCGACGTGCCCGCGGTGGGACAAGGCGACCGACCTGACTCGCCGCCGGATCACGTGCGCCGTCGTGAAGCGGGCCATGCAGGGAGACTCCGGCATGGGTGGCTCGAACCTGGGCGCCTACCCGGAGCCCCGTGGGACTCTGTCCGCGGAGTCGCACACGACCGGCCCGTACACGGACAACTACACGTACTCGAACCCGGACGGGGACCTGTTCCTGAAGGCCAAAGAAATCCAGGCGCTCGGGGGCGCTCGCTCCCGCGCGCACGAGGTCGACCTCCTCCACGGGGCCCGCCCCATGAGCCAGGTCGACGAGCTGGTCTGGCTGTTTGAAGGCGTGGTCCCGTGACGGCGTTCGGTTGGGTACAGGTCACCAGGCGCCGCCGTGCGCCGGACGGCGTGGACCAGTATGGCGAGCCGGTCCCGGGCTCGTGGACCGAGGAGGCAATCAGTGAGCGGGCGCTGTTTGCGCCGGACGACAGCCTCGAGTCTACGAGCCCGGGCCTGGCCCAGGTCGTGTCGTCTGTGGCTCTGTACTGGCGCGGTTCGCACCCGGACGTCGTGGCTTCGGACCGGCTCGTGGTAGACGGCGTGGAGTACGCGGTGATTGGGCGGCCGTACGACTGGCCTAAGGGCCTTAAGGTGAAGATCGAAGCGGTAGAGGCGAGAGGCGTGTGATGGGCTCGGTCAACTACAAGCCGAACAAGCGGGTGGCTCGCCAGATTCTGACCTCCCAGCTGGCGTACGCCGCGGTGAACGACGGAGCCCGCAAGCTCCGGGACCGCGTGGGCGAGGGCTTCCACACCCACCAGGGACACGGCTCTACCCGTGCCCGCGCCTACGTATCCGCGGACTCCGGTTCGAAGATCGCGCGGGCCAAGCTCCGGGACCACGCGCTCGAGCGGGTCCTGGGCTCCCTGCCCCCGTCGACGAAGGACTGACGCCATGCCCCAGGTACCCGACGTGAAGGCCGAGGTCATGAACCGCCTGCGGGCGGTCCTGCCCTGCCCGGTGGTCAGCAAGCGCCCCGAAGGCGCGAACACGCCGCCGGAGTTCGTACGCGTGATCGCCACGGGCGGCGCTGGTCGCCTACATGTGGCCACCGCCCACGTCCAGCTGACGATCGATTCGTACGCCCCCACGACTGGCCGGGCTATGAAACTCGGCCTGGACGTGGACGCCGCGATGAACACGCTCCCCAAGACCGACGCCCCCGTAGGCGCCGTAACTGGCACATGTCCCGCCGAGGGCGTGGACGACTCAACCGTCGCTAAGCGAGTGACGGCCACCTACCAGATCACCGCGCGATTGGTGTGAGAAAGGACCAACCATGGCAAAAATCGACGCCGCGAACACGCTCATGTTCGGCAGCGAGTCGGACGCGATCTACCTGAGCGAGTACACGAAGAACTTGCTGAACTCGGTGACCGCTCTGGACTCGGCCGTCCCCACGGCCATGGAGGACATGGGCTGGATCTCTGAGGACGGCCTGTCGATCAATCTGAACGATTCGTCTGACAAGATCAAGGGCCACCAGGGCCACGGAACCGTTCGCCTCTACATGAGCGACTCCACGACTCAGCTCGAGGTCTCGCTGCTTGAGGCGAAGGCGAAGACTCTGGGCTGGAACTTCGACGCCACGGTGGAGAAAATCACTGGCCAGGGCGGGAAGCCGGACTACGCGAAGGTCGTGGCCCCGTCGGCCCGTGCGGCCCGCGACTTCACTGGCCTGGTGGACGGCTTCGACACGGCGAACTCCACGACCCAGTGGCGGATCCTGTTCCCGCGGCTGACTCTGGGTGAGCGCGAGGGAATCGCCATGAAGGTCGGCGAGCTGACTGTGTTCAAGTTCACGCTCGAGGTCATCGGCGGGTTCACGATCCTGACGAACCACCCGGCCATGATCCCGGCCTGATAGACTCCCCGGGACCGGGCGGTTGCCAGTCCCCCGGTCCCGGGCGAGACCCCCACAAACTGGCGCAACTGGCACAACTGGCAAGGAGGAGCCCATGACGGCAACCAAGAAGATCAGCCCGGCGGAGAAAGCCCGCCGGGAGGCGCAGAGCGCCGAGGACCGCGGCGAGATCCGTCCCGTGAAAGTCGACCTGTGGGGCGAGGTGATCGACCTGGATCCGACGCTCTACCAGGAGCTGGACCTGCTGGCCGACGCCATGATCTCGGACGACGACACGGAGACCGAGGAGGAGCGGATCAAGGCCTCGCTGCGGATCGTCCGTCGCCTGTGCGGCAACCGCTGGGCGCACGTCATGGCCGCCCTCAAGCGCGCTAACGACGGACACGCCCCGCTGGCCGCCATGCGCGAGATCATGGAGAAGTGCGCGGAGGCCGCCCAGTCCCCGGAATCATCGGGCTCCCGGGAGTCCTGAACCGGTACTGGGATGAGGCTGAGGCGGACCTGCAGCGGGTCTACGGGATCGACCTGTCAGACCTGTGGCGGGGCCGCCTCAGTTTCCGTCGGATCGCCGTGCTGCTACGGGGGCTGCCTGCCGGCAGTTGCCTGGGGCGCGCGGCGGGTGGCTCCGCCGCCTGGTCCGACGAGACCGCCGCGATCCTGTACGGGTTGTGGCGGGTCGAGTCCCGTATCGTCTCCACGATCCCGGGAGCAAAACGAAGAGACTTCCCGAGTCCGCCCGAGCCGCCGGAGCCCGGCTGGCAGGACCGGATCCGGGAGAAGGCCGAGAGGGAGAAGGCGAAGGCCCGCAACTGGCTGGCCCGTCACCCCGAGCTTGGTCTGTCCGTATAACTGACGAAGGAGCCGCCCATGGCTGGTTACGATCTCGGAACTGCGTGGATCCAGGTCGCGATCTCCACGAACAAACTGCAGTCGCAGATTCGCGAGGCCATGGGCGGCGTGGACACGCGCCCCGCTGAGAACCGGATCGTCGGTGGCCTGGGCGGGGCGTTCAAGCAGGTCGGGAAGATCGCGGCCACCACGCTGACCACGGCGGCCACGATCGGTACGGGGCTGCTGTTCGGCGACATAGCGAAGCAGGCAATCGACGCCAGCGACGCGACGAACAAGTTCGCGAACACGCTCAAGTTCGCGGGCAAGTCGTCCGAGGAAGTCAAGCAGCTGAGCGCGTCCGTGAAGGACTACGCGGACCGGACGGTCTACGGACTCGGCGACATACAGAACATAACGGCTCAGCTCGCGTCCAACAACGTCGCGAACTACGACAAACTGGCTGAGGCCGCGGGCAACCTGAACGCGGTCGCTGGCGGAAACGCCGAGACTTTCAAGTCCGTCGGCATGGTTCTGACTCAGACCGCCGGTCAGGGCAAACTCACGACGGAGAACTGGAACCAGTTGTCCGACGCGATCGCCGGTGCGTCCGGTCCGTTGCAGGAGCAGATGCTCAAGAACGGCGCGTACACGGGGAACTTCCGCGACGCCATGCAGAAGGGCGAGATCACCGCCGAGGAGTTCAACCAGGCGATCATGCAACTGGGCATGACGGACGTCGCCAAAGAGGCGGCCACGTCGACCCAGACGATCGAGGGCGCGTGGGGAAACCTCGAGGCGGCTCTGGTCTCGGGCGGCATGAGCGTCCTGGACCGGATCAAGCCCGCGCTCACCGGGTTCATGAGTCAGATCGCGACCGGCTCGGAGACGGCTTTCGGCTGGATCAACGACAAACTGATCCCGGGGATCGGCGCGGTCTGGGACGTCCTGGCGCACGGCCAGTTCGACGGGTCCAGCAAACTGTTCGGACTCGAGGAAGACAGCGGGGTCGTCGACTTCCTGTTCAAGATCGGTGAGTCCGCCCGGGCCGCGGGTGGCTGGATCACCGGCACGCTCATGCCCGGCCTGCAGGGCGTCGCGTCGATCCTGTTCTCCGGGGACTACCAGGGACCGGACAAGTTGTTCGGGCTCGAGGAGGACAGCGGCCTGGTCGATTTCCTGTTCCGGATCCGGGACGGGGCGATGGCCGCCGGGGAGTGGATCAACAACACGCTAATCCCGTCGGTCCAGGGGCTGGCGTCTCTGGTCTTCACGGGGGACGCGAGCAAGCCGATCCTGGGGATCAAGCCGGACTCGGCGCTCATGGGTTTCTTCGAGGGACTGAGGGACGCGGTCAGTAAGGCCGTGGACGCGGCCTTGAAGTTCTCCGGCTGGGTGATCGACAACAAGGGCGTGCTGTCGACTCTGGGAGTCACGATCGGTACGGTCGTGGCTTCGTTCTACGCCCTGAACACGGCGACCAAGACGATGGCGGCGATTCAGTCCGCCGGCAGTCTGCTGCAGTTCGTGGCCGGGCTGAACTCTATGAAGCGGGCCGTCGACCTGGCTAAGGGCGCGCAGGCGGCGTTCAACGTCGTGATGAACGCGAACCCGATTTTCCTGGTCGTGACCGCGATCGCCGCGGTCGCCGCCGGGCTGGCCTGGTTCTTCACGCAGACCGAGACCGGGAAGAAGGCGTGGGCGGGGATCACCGCCGAGTTCCGCAAGTTCCTGGACC